TTAAGCTGTCGTACATTTGTGTTACTTCGGGGATTATAGTGTCTTGATAGGCCATTCTCATACCCTGTTCAAGATTACTCATAATACTATCTGTAGGGTTTGAAAATACGTATTTGTTTAATCCATACGCGTCGATTATAGCTTGTTTATCCTCGTTCAATTCCTCAAACAACATTAAATCCTTAGTGGGGTAGGACATAGGCGTCCAAGTAACATCACTCTCTGTAATTACCAATTTATCCTTATTACGCGATACCCAGTCTTTTTGTATTTCATTTCTTTCTTCGGGTGAGATTGGTAAAGCTCCACCCATATCCGATTTCTTACTCGACAAAATACCAATAGCACCCATGTTTTCAAGTATAACATTGCGTTTATTGTAGGTGGCCATAATGTTAGAAAGTGGGTATTTCAAAGTATTTATCCTATTTTCGGGATTAATCAAGTTGATACCGTCGGGGGTGTTCATGTATATCATATCTTTCAACTCGATATTTTCATACTTATTGTTATCATAGTAAAATTGGTAATTCTTAATTAATCCCTCCTTTTCTAATTGATTTAAAAATTTTCCAGTACCCACAATCTTGATTTTATTGCTAGGTAATGGAAGCATTAAATTACGGATATCAAACGAACGAACAGGGCAGTAAGCGAAAGAATTATTAAATAAACCGTCGTTAACAGCTAAAGAATACATAACATCCGACCAGCTTTGCATAGGATTAGGATTGTTGATTAAATCTAATACCCAATGGCTTTCAATTATGTTTCCCTCTTTGTCGCAAAGTACGGGTTTACCATTAGACATCATAATAGCGCGTTTGTTTATTACCGAGCGTAACTCTGGAATAGCTAAATATAAATCATAAGGCTTATTTGTATCAACCCATTTTGGCGACGTATTGCCCCAAAATTGGCTATTAGTTTGCATCACTCTCATTATATTGTCAGTTGCTCCACTAGACCAACCAAATAAACTACTCCAAAAATTATTTTTCATTATTTAAAAGTTTTTCGTAAAATTACGTATTTTTACGTAAATTTGTACGCAAACATAAAATAAATGAATAGAAATTTAAATCAATATACGACTAAAAGCCTATCCGAGATAAAAGATTTATCTTTAGGAAAGCGCGAGGTTGCTATGTATTTAAGCAAATTCGGGGTGTTAGATAGCGATAACGACATTATAATGAAAGGTGCTTTTAAACGTAGTTTGCAAGATAGGGGTGTAGATAGTGCAAGTAATAGGAAGATAGCTTTTCTACGTTATCATGACTGGCAACATCAAATAGGTAAGTTTATTAGACTTGAAGAGGATGAGGTGGGTTTATTTGCAGTTGGTAAGTTATCAACATCAACTAAAGGCGAGGATGCTTTAAGAGATTACGAAGATGGAGTTCTAAGGGAACACTCAATCGGTTTTCAGTACTTGAGCGACAATATACGTAAAATTGGCGATAATTTCGAGATATACGAAGTTAAGCTATTCGAGGGGTCGGCTGTTACCTTTGGCGCAAATGAATATACTGAAGTTTTAAATGTTGGAAAATCAGAAAATAAAATTGAATTAGTTGAAAAAACAGCCAAAGAAATAGAAATTGTTACAAAAGCATTAATAAATGGTAAAGGCACAGATGAGCGCCTTTATAATTTAGAGATGAAATTAAAATACTTAAATTCTCGATTAGTTGACCTTGCAATGATGCCTACGGTTACAAGTCCCAAAGCCGAAAGCGTTGAGCAAATCAATGTAAAATCACAATTTAACTGGGACAAATTAAATAATTTATTGTAAAACTTAAAAATCAAAAACAATGCAAGAAAATGAATTAACACCTGAACAAGTGGTGGCAAAATTTGAAGCTAAAATCGGCGAAGCGACTAAAGGTTTAGTTGGAGTTGTTGAATTAGAGGTAGTTAAATCGCAATTATTAGCGGTTAAAGAATTGACTGAAAAAAACAGCGGTTCACATGAATTAAAAGCAAAAATGGTTGAGCTTGAAAGCTCTGTTTTAGCGTTAAAAGAAGCGTCTAAAAATGCGCCTCAAAAAGCAAAAACATTAGTAGGTATTTTATCCGAAAAATCTGCTGAAATTAAGGAGGCTTTAAAATCAAACAAAAAGTTTGAACTTGAAATTAAGGCACAACAAGATCCAAGCGACATCGGTACACGTACGGACTATGCTACATTCTTACAAGGTACTGTATTCAAACCAGTAAGAGCTACAAGAATTATTGATTTATTCCGTAGAGTTCCTGTATCAACTGAATACGTGAAATATCGTGAGGAAAATGTAGTAACTAGAGATGCGAAAGTGGTTGTGGCTTGTGCTACTTCAACAAGTAACACTAAAAAAACATGGGTTACTAGAACGGTACAAATTCAGAAAATCCGTGATTTCGTTGATGTATGTTTGGATATGATTGATGATTATGCTTTCGTAGCATCTGAAGTTGAACAATTAGTTAACCAATCAGTTAAGTTAAAAGAAGATAGCGAAATTTTGCTGGGTTCAGGAGATATTTTATCTATTGATGCTGTAGCTTCAGAGTTTGATCCAGCAAACGTTTTAGCACCTTATACAGGAGCTTTTGCAAGTGCTACTTTAGCGGAATTAACTGCTGCAATGAAAGCGCAAATCTATACTTTTGGCCAAGAAAACAGTTGGAATGCTGATACAATCGTAATGAACTACAACGATTACGTTAAGTTCATGCACCAAAAGAATGCAGACGGTGATTATTTGTTACCAAACTTCGTAATGAGTGGCGACGGTATATTAAACGGAATGCGTATCGTAACTTCTCCATTAGTAACTGCTAACACTTTATACGTGTTTGATAGTTCAAAAGGTGAAATTTTGGATAGACAAGGCGCGACTTTAGAAATGTCTTACGAAAACAACGATAATTTCGAGCACGAAATTGTTACTTTGAAAGTTGTTGAGCGTATTCAGTTCCACGTGGCACAAATCAATCAAGATGCTTTCATGAAGTGTACTGATATTGCACAAGCGTTAACTGATATTACTGCTATCTAATCAATAAGCCATGAAAAAAGTAAAACTAATTAGAGATTATAACGGTAAGAAGAAAGGCGATGTTATTGAGGTAACCGAGCAACAATCTTATTTTATGTTAATGAACTCTATTGCTGTTTTATCGGATTGTGGCGCAGATTGTGAAGAGTGCAAGGATTGTAAGAGCACGAAAAAGAAAAAATCAACTGCAAAAATTAAGACCCCCTCAATTAGCGAGGGGGTTTAATAAACTGAAACATGAGCCTACTTAACATTACATTTAACGACTTTGGTAAAGGCAAATTTGAACTTCACAAAGGAATATACGAAAACGACAAAATACAGGCTTATATCGATAAATATGAGCGCCAATACCTTATTAAGCTATTAGGTGCTGAATTATTTAAAGATTTTGAAGCTGATTTAGTTGCTGGTATTCCTCAGGAAGCTAGATTTTTAGCTTTGTACAATGAGTTTGAATATGATGAAGTTAATTGTGGGGTTTATATTTCGGAGGGGATGCTAGATATGATTAAAGGCTTTATTTATTATCAATACTTAAAAGATAAAACAAATGTAGTTGCTGTAAGTGGTAATGTTCGACAAATGGGCGAAAATTCCGAGAATGTAAGCACATTAAACACTATGATTTACACACGTTATAATGATAGTGTTAGGACTTACAAGGCAATACAGAAGTTTATTTGTGACAATAACAAAGACTACTTGAAATTTAACGGTATTAAAATTGGTTTAGCTTTTTGGTTATAATTATGGAAACTAGCGAATACGTAAAAGATTTAGTTTTGGCTATGGATAATAGTGTTAATGGAAGTTATGACCCCATTACTAAGCACTTTATTACTTGCAATACTAAATGGGCACGTGTTGGAAAAGTTGTAAAGGATGAAGAGGAAAACGAATATTTGGTTAAGGATGTGAACACAGATAATTACATTGAGTTACAAGCCTTAGTTAATGGTAATGAGCCAATAGATTTTGTTTATCTTCCTAATCCTTTTTTTATAACTGGAACTAAAATTGCAACTAACAACGAGTGGACAATGGTAAGTCCTGATTTAAGCGAAAAACTGCCTTTAATTTGGTTATTGGAAGTGATTAGTGAAACAGGTTACGGCAAAGGTTCTGCAATTGAAAAAAATATGAATTTACGTTTATTTTTCCTTGATGAAACAGACCCGAGCCAGTATTATACCAAAGACCACCGTGAACAAGTTGTAAAACCTATGCAAAAATTAATGGCTGAATTTTTAAGGGTTATCGAGCAAAACCGAAAATACAAAACAGTCGAAAATTACACTTACAAAACTTTTTCACGATTTGGAGTTGAAAACGATAGGGGAGTGTTACAAAACGTACTAGATGCAAATTTGTCGGGTGTTGCATTAGAGTTGAATTTATCCCGATATAAAGAAAATTGTAAATGTTAAACTTTAAAAAATAAAAAAAATGACAGGATGCGCTTGTAATGTTGGACTATCCAACACAGGAAGACCGAACTGTGTGCCAATTTTCGGTATCACATCGAGTTTAATTTTAGTGCCTATTTACGCAAATGATGGTACAAAAAACGGTATTGATTTAAGTACTGCTCTACCTATTTGGAGCAACTTAATCAACGAGGCTGACGCTTCAAAACGTTGGTTTCCTTTGCCTGAATTTGAGAATGTAGAATTACCTAAAGCAGATAGCCAATTTGAGGAGGCTAACTCGGGCAGAATGGTATTTTTAAGACAAGGTAAGCGTTCGTTTGCTGGTGAGTTATGGGCGGAAGATAGCACGCCAACTTTATTAGGTAAATTACAAGTATCAAGATGCGTTGACTTTGGTGTTTACGTTGTTGATGTTAACGGTAATTTAATTGGTTCAGAGGTTGGAGGTTATTTGTACCCTATTCCAGTAGATAACCAATCGTTTGACCCAAAATTCGCATTTGCTACGGATAGTACGACGCAAAAAATTATGTTAGGATTTGACTTTGACCGTTTATTCGATGAAAGCACTATGTACATGATTACAGTTGAAGAAGCTGGTGTTGATTTCACAACTTTAGAGGGTTTAAAGGATGTAAATTTAATCGGTTTAGCTTCAACTACTACGGTTGCAACATTTAGCGCTAAATTAGACTATGGAACAGCTTTAAACAAGATTAAGTATGTAGGAGCTGACCAGTTAGCGGATTGGAGTATTACGAATGTAACGGATAACGATACTTTTGCGCCTGATAGCGTGACGGAAAATCCTGACGGTACATACTCGTTGAACTTTGCTACTAATCCTGCAACTTCGGGCGACGTGATTAAAGTTAGTGTTTCAAAAATTGGTTTTTCGGGTAGTGCAACAGCTACAGTATAATGAAGCTGGGACATACCACGTTTAATATTGAGAAATTAAAAGGTATAGATTTGGAGGTTGCTATTAGTAACCTCCATAACATACCTGAAAAATTCGTAAAAAAAGCGTGGGAAAAAGCAAATCCAAAAACACAAGTAAAAAAAACACGAAAAACCAAATAAATAAGGGGGCAAAATGCTCCCTTTTTTTTGTACATTTGTAAGTATTATGATTGGAAAAACTGCAATTGATTATTTTTTAAAAAACAACAAGATGCTTATTGATGCCGAAGCATGGTTTGAAGCGCACGATAGGGAGGTAAAAGATATGATTATTAAGTTAATTCAAGAGAAGCAATTAATTGAAAAAGGTATTGATAGTGAGGGGCGTGTAATTGGTTATTATAGTTATTGGACAGAGATAATAAGTGAGGGAAGAAAGCAAGAGGGCGACCCGTATAATTTGGAAGATACAGGCGAATTTTTTATGAGCATGTTTGTACAAGTGTTGGTAGATGGTATAATAATAAACGCAGATTATACAAAAATGCAAGGGCAGGACTGGTGGGATTTAAATATTTTGAATTTAACAGAAGAAAATTTAACTAAATATGTGGCAAAAATTAAAGAAAATTATATCATTTACGCCCGTGAGGTATTGGGGCTCAATTGATGAAATGCCACTATACAACTGGATTAAGTGTAATAATGGGCATTTAGAGTACGTAAGAAATGGCAAAGGTAATAGAACTTTGGATATTGTCAACTGGATGCGGTTGTACAACGAATATTTAGCCACTTTTGGACTGGATAAACGATATAAAAAGTATTTAGAAATTAAGCGCAAAATAGGCTTATTACAGGCCGAATATGTGATTAAAAAAGATAGGTTTAAATTAACTGAAATTGAGATACAAGAAGCTAAATTAAAGGATTTAGAGGTGCATTTTGGCGACGGAAAAAGCATAGAAACGATATTAATGTATCTTTCCATGCACTTAGGGTACAAATTAAACCCAAAAGAAACAACAGTTAAAGAATATTTTACAATTTTGAACGAATATGGCAAATCAAATAAAGCGTAGTGAAATAGCTGAAGAGGATTTATATAAAGAAATTCGCGAAAGTGCAGATAAAACTATAAAAATAGTCGAAACGTTAAATATTAATTTGGAAAAAACTGCGAAAGTTTTACAAGCGGAATTAAAAAAACCGTTGGATAATACGATTGAAAGCATTGAAAAATTGCAAAGCTCCAGCAAGTTAATGAGTGAGGCAATGGAACATAGTTTGAAACTTGATAAAGCTAAAGCCGATGCCGTTAAAAGTCAAATTAAAGCGGATGAAAAATTACGCCAAATTGAAAAAGAAAAAATAAAGCTAAAACAACAATTAACAGATGCTACGGATGAAGAGGTAAAGGCTAAAATTAAGTACCAAAAAGTTAGCGCCGAGCAAAAGAAAATTTTAGCTGATGAAATAATATTGAACGACCAAAATGCTGGTACTTTAGAAAAAGTAGCCGCGCAAAGTAGGGTATTAAGAAGAGAGCGTGAAAAATTAAACTTAGAAACCGAAGAGGGTAAAAAAAGGTTAAAGGAAATCAACGACCAATTAGATGAAAATAACGAAATTATCCGAGAAAATTCCGATGCTTTAAAGCAACAAAAACTAAATGTTGGTAACTATACCGAAAGTATAAAGGAAGCAACAGGCGAATTAGGTGGCTTAATTGGCAGTGTAAAAGATAGTATTGATGCGCTAAAAGGGCAAGTGCAGCAATTTGTTGTATTAGGTAAAGCGGCGGATACGGCTGGAAAAAAAGCGCGTTTGTTTGGTAAGGCATTAAAGGCTATTGGTATTGGTGCAATTATAGCAATGTTAGGCGCGGTTGTTTCTGCTTTGGGCGATACAAACGAGGGGATGCGCACAATGCAAAGCTACATACAGAAAGCAACTGCATCTATAAGTATGTTTGGTAATGTAGTGATGGATAAGTTTACTCTTTTAAAACTTAACCTTGAAGCTATGACATTGAAATTTGAGGAATTTTTTAATGGTTTGGGAGATACACCTTTAATTCAAGATAGATTAAAGGCTATTAATGACCAAATTACAGCCATTAATAAAAAGGAATATAAGCCTAAAGATATGATGAAGTCCATTGATGATGTTATAATTAAGCAACAGGAGTACGAATGGCAAGTTGTTAAGACTAGCGAGGAGATAGAAAGATTAATGGGATTAGAGGAAATTTACAGCGAAAGAGCTGGGGACATGACAATTTCGTTTGACAAGCAACGTAGGGCACAAGAGAACTATAACGATACTGTAATTAAGCGAATTGAATTAGAAAAAGAGTTGTTATCTGCTAGTGTAGATAATGAAGCATATAAAGTAAGAGCTAGGTTAATTAAAGCTGGTTTTGATTATTCAATCCAACAGATTAAAAACTTAGAATTTATGCGCAATGAAAAGGCTATGTTATCTGCAAATAATGAAGAATTACTAGCATTAAGCGAAGCGAAAACGCAAATGATAGCTAAAGATAATGAGTTGACAAGCGCACTTGAAAAGAACGCAAGAGAGCGAAGAAATACGGAAAAAGACGACTTTGAAAAGGAGTTGGATTATGCTATTGATGCGTTTGATTATGTTAAAACTGTTAATGAACGTATAATTAATACAGAGCGTACAACTTTAGCACAAAGGGAATTATTGACTGAAGAAACAAGAAGATTGGCGGACAAAGCATTTTCAAATCAAATCAAATTAACGCAAGATTATACAAAAAAAAGGATTGATTTTGATGCTTTAATTGCCATGAGCGACGAGGAAGAAATAAGAAGAACGTTAAGAAAATACGACTTAAACGAAACTACTTTAACACGTATTTTAGAAATACTAAAAGAACGTAGATTGGTGTTACAAGATTTAACGGATTTGGAAACAGATACCGCTTTGAAACGTTTAGAATTAAACAAAGCTATTGCGGACAGCGAACAAGCTATAAATGAAGATAATTTAGAATTAAGGATTGAACAGGCCGAAAGAGATTACCAAATTGAAAAAGAATTGGAAGATAGAAAATTAATTTTAGTTGATAAAAATTTTGAAAATCTTAAAATAAGACTTGATGAAATTAAGAAATTAAGGATTGAACAATTAATGGCTATTGCTGAATTTGAGCGCACACAAGCGAATAAAGATATTGTTGAAGAAGCTGAAAAAACAAAGAAAATTGAGGAAATAAACAATAAATTAGCTAATGATATTTTAAGGCTCGAAAATGAAACTTTGGATAAAAAAAGGCAGTTAGGTTATGAAGAGTTGGATAACGAACGCGAAATAATCGAAATGCGTAGGGAAATGGTGTTAAATGGTTTACAATCGTTAACAGATATTACCAATGAATTAGCCGATAAACGTATTGCAAAAATTGATGAAGAAATAGAAGCAAGTCAAAGGAGGTTTGATAGTTTACAATCGTTGGCCGAAAGTGGCAATATTTTAGCACGTGAAAGCATGGCAGAGGAAGCTAAGTTAATGGCTGAACAAAATAGAAAACGTGAACAGGAGGAAAAAAGAAAGCAAAGAATACAGTTAGCAAGTAGTGTTTTACAAGCTTATGTTACTAATAGCAATAATCCACAAGTAAAAAATCCGTTGCAAAAAACAATAACAGATACGGTGTTACTTACTGAATTTATCAAATCTTTACCTGCATTTTTCGACGGTACGGAAGATACTGGAAAAAACGGAAATGGATTGGACGGTAAAGGCGGTTTCTTATCGGTATTGCACCCTAATGAAAGGGTTGTAACTGCCAAACAAAACGAGTTAATTGGTGGAATGAGTAATGAAGATTTAAGTAAATTAGCTTACAACTATCAAGCTGGTTTAGTACGACCAATCACAGATACTGCATTAAGTAATGGCTTTGCTGGAGTTGAAATTTTAGCAAAAAAATTGGATAGTTTGGAGCGTACAATAGCCAATAAGCCTGAGCATAATATACAAGTAGAACAGATAATTGGGGGTGTTATGGCTATAACTAGGAACACAAAAAAAGGTAATACAAATATTCATAATCGTTATAGGGTAAGTTAATGAAACATTATTTGAATGGGGTTGAAATAGCACCCCGAAATGTACTTGATATTGGATTGATTACTGACTATACAGGCAATCCTGAAATGTTGCAAGTTGATACAGATACTATTGTTTTACCACGTGAAGCAATGGATATAATTATGCAACACGTATCAAATCAAGGAGTTTTCGAGGGAATTCCGTACACTATTGAGTTAGGCAGTTTACAACTTGATTATTACGTGGATTTAACAGAAAATCTAACAATTCGAGATTATGAGGTAGAAGTAAAAATTAAAAAACGTAAAGGATTTGATAATTTCTTTGAAAATGCCGACGGTTTAAGCTTTGAATTAATGGCGAAAAAAGGCGTTAATTTTAACTTTGTAGATATTCCATACCTTATAATTCCTGATAATCAAGTAGAAATTGCGCTTACATTAAGTTTAGCCACCTATTCGCTAACTAAGGAAGCTATACAGGCCACAAGGGATTTAGTAAGTGCTACGGAAAAATTAATCAGAGCAGTAACTCCAAATGCTAGTATTCCGCCAGTGCCACCAATAGGGGAGATTATAGCCTTAAGCATTGCAGTAGTGGCACAACTTGCATACACTTTAGCTATTTATGCTGCATTAGTTAAATTAGTAAGGCAATTACAGGAATTAATATTCCCAAAAGTAAGATATTACAAAGGTGCTACGATTAAGGAATTAGTAAAAAAAGGGTGCGAGTATTTGGGCTATACTTTGGATAGCAATTTATTAAACTCATGGGACAAATTAACGTTAATGCCAGTACCTTTGATAAAGGGTAAAAAAAGTATTTTTAACTTTATCCAAAACGATTTAAATTTTAGCTTTACAAAAGGATATCCGACAGCTCAAGATACAGTTAGCACTTTAGGGGAGTTGATTAATGCAGTTGAAGCATGGTTTAATGCAAAAACTAAGGTTTTAAATGGGGTGGTACAAATCGAGCGTAGGGACTATTGGAAAAATATTAGCATAAACACGACTATACCTGCATTAAATTTGCTATCAGATAGGCAAATAGAATATTTTTTTAATACGGATGAAGCTTGGAAGCGTACTTACATACACTATCAGGTGGATTATTCCGATACAAATACAGTGGATTTTTTCGACCCTACGGATGCAGAGTATAGCACCGAGCCGTTAAATGTAATTAATGAAGATTTGGTAAGTATTAGAGGTTTTAACGATGTGAATATTCCGTTTGCTTTAGGTGTTCGCAAGGGTAGGTTAAGTTATATCGAAATTTTCGGGCGTACTTTTTTACAACTTGCGGATAGTATAATTGGACTTTTTGGAGCAGATACTAATTTCACATCATTAATTACAGATAGATTGGGTGTAACACAGTTAAGCAGTCAATTTTATGGTGTTACAAAGGTGCTATACGCTGTAAATGGTAGGCAACCGAGTAATTACGTGGATAAGATTAAGGCTAGTAATATTTATAATCTTTACCATAAAATTAATGAGATTAATGTAAACGGTTACAAGGTTTATAATGAAGTTCCATTGCAACTTAATGAACAAGAATTTATAAATTTGCTCGATAATAACTACCTTTACATTAATGGTACACTTTGCGAGGTTTTAACACTTAGATTTACAGATGAAAGAAGTAAAGCGGTTATAACTTATAGAGAGCCATTTAATTATGCTAGTGGTAAAGTACAAATTTTAACAATTAATGAATAATGGATATTGAAGAAATTGCAAAAAACTTGCAAAATTTAAGCGAACAAGTAGAAGAATTGGTAAAGCTACAAAATGATGCTTACAGTAAGCTACAACCCGAAGTTTACGAAAAAGTAAAGCAACATCATGTTGATATTAACGAAATGATGAGAGAGGTAAAGAGTGGGAATTTTTTAGGAATAAATAAATTTGCAGAAAAATATGCCAGTACAAATATTAAGTAATAACTATACTAATGAGTTTGGTTTTAGTGGTGCTACCTATGTAAGCAACGCAGGGGACAAATCTATATTAACTTTAAATGTAGCTGAATTAATCAGGATTACAACGCAAGGCAATCCGTTTAGTTTTGACCCAATTTTGAATATACTTAGCAGTCCAACAGTTAGCTGGTTGGCTGAGGGAATAAGAGTAGGCGACATTGTTAGAATTAGGAAATATGACAGTTCGGGCACATTAATAGCAACACACCACGCTAATGTAACAGCTGTTACCTCAACACAATTAAATCTTGATAGCTGGTTAGCTGGTTTATTTTACGATATTTCGGCAAACGAAATTATGGAAGTCGTGCCAGTTGTAAGCGTTGGAGGTGTGCCACGTAGGAGGTCGGATTTATTACTTGAATTTAACCATAGTTTAAATAATCAAATAGGTAGCTCCGCAAGTTTAATCGATGGCGAAAAATCGCAAATATTTTTTAGTACCTTAGACAGTTTAGCTGTTACGGATGTAATAAGCGGTGTATTTGTAGGAAATCAATCAGGGCAAATGTTACAAAGCGCTGAAGTAGAGTATTTGGGCGCAAATTCCGACGGTTTCCACGAGTATGAAATAAGTATTGAATTTGTAAATACAGGTGTATTTAATCCTGATTGGTTTTTGACATCAGATTGCTTAAAAGTATTTGTAAAAGGTTTATGGAGTAGTTACGTAAGCGAAGTATTTAATCGTACTGAATTTTCGCTTGATGAAAGCGCAAATACTGGTTGGTTTAATGAAGCTAATAATATTAGTATTCCTACTGGTGGAATAGTTATCGACGCTATAAATGAGTTGAAATATAACGTAGCAAATCAAGTTGTTTTTGAAGTTGATTTAGCTGGTACAGACGTAAATGATTTGGCAATAGGTGCGGTTTATGCCTCAATAGATGACAGCTATTACAAAAATAAGCCTACAAATCAGGCTAACTTAAGTTATTTGTTACCGACTACTGCAATAGAAGAGGGCGATACATA